AATCTCATTTTTAATGGATTTAGTTATATTTGCTAATTAAGTTATGTATAATTTCGTCCTACATGAGAACTTACGATTGTTAAGATTATAGGATAATAAAAGGACAGTATATACTTTTCAGTAGATACTGTCCTTTGTTGGTTTTACAATGTAAATGGCTCGTCTAGAAAAACGACATAGATTTTTTTTACATTTTCTAAGATCTGCAATTTAAAATGTTAGAAAATACACAGATATTTATTTTCTAGTGATAGTATATAGGTCCTCGATATCAGGAATATCGTAAATTACCCATGTTCCATCTCCTAAATGACGCATCAAAACTCTTATATCTTTTGTCATATTCTTTTTATTATTTTGTATCGTTACAGTCACAGTAGCCGTATCACCATTATCTTCTGACTTCAGGTTTTTAACCTCTACATCATGTTCCTTAAATAGGCGACCTTCTACAAGACGATCTACCATAGACTTATTATCATCATTTGCTGTAGTAGTATTATTGGTAGGTGATTCAGATTTAAAACTGTCAGGATCTTCGATATATGTCCGTATTACGTCTTCGATAAGAGCTGGTCCAAATGTTTTGGTAGCTGCTATTGTAGCTTTACCAAGTGGGGTAGATGTATCGACATATTTATTGCCTTCTCGTTCTACAATGTTTTTTACAATGAATTTTATATCTACGTGGCGTAATGCTTCGTCTGCATCTTTATCTTGTACTGCTTGGTGAATGATTTTTAATGTGTAGGCTGGTGTATGTGGTACATACCATAAGAAGTACCATGCTGCGGCCATCGCTCCTACAATAGCTATGATAAGAGCGATAATAATACCTTTTGAATTGAACTTATTCATAGCGAATCCTTTCATGTTTCTATAGCGGCATTTTCATATTGAATATATACATATTGTAGCATATTGAGTAAAGAATAGGATGATTTCTAGTAAAGGGTATACCTATTATAGCTTATAGAGAAAATTGTACTATTGCGAAAACTGACGAATTATGACGATAAAGGGTGGATTCCTGTAATATAATATAGAGATACTTTTATAAAAGCTATAAAATAACGATTATCAAATATAATCAATTATTTTCATAGATTTGTAATAATATTTTTAAAAAAAATAGTTGCATTGCTCTAAAATCCATGATATTATGTACAAGTAGTCAACGCGAGTTGATACGCGGCCCCGTGGTGTAGCGGTTAACATGTCGCCCTGTCACGGCGAAGATCGTCAGTTCAAATCTGATCGGGGTCGCCATTTTTTTTTACAAAAAATCATGCCTCGGTAGCTCAGTTGGTAGAGCAACGGACTGAAAATCCGTGTGTCGACAGTTCGATTCTGTCCTGAGGCACCATTTGTATTCCATGCGGTTGTGGTGGAATGGCAGACACGCCATCTTGAGGGGGTGGTGAGCTAACGCTCGTGCGGGTTCAAGTCCCGCCAACCGCACCAAGCTAATAAAATAAGGGCTTACAGGTAATTCTGTAAGCCCTTATTTTTGTTTGACATCATAAAGTCTTGTGTGGTTTGACATCATTTTGACATCAGAATATTTTAGAAATTCGTTCCACGATGTCATCCTCCATCTTAGGCGTGACATGTGAATAGGTGTCCATTGTTTCTTGAAATGAAGCATGCCCTAGGCGTTCCTGTATGGCTTTCATATTTGCCCCATTTTCGATGAGAAGAGTGGCGTGGGTATGTCTTGTGCCATGCATTGTAAAAGATGGCTTGCCGATTAAATTAGCGTATTTCTTGCATAGCTTGCTAACTTCATCAGGACAGCGAGGGGCACCTTTAATGCCAGGAAATACTAGATTGTTATTAATCCAATTCATAGTCTTGATTCTGCGTTTGTCTATGACTGTTTTATGCTTCATAAGCTCCTGGAGTGTTTCCGTATCAATGGCTATTATCCGTTTTGATGATGTTGTTTTAGTTGTGTTTGATATAACTGCAGTTGATCCGATTTTGAGTGCTGTTTGTGAAATGGATATGGTCGAATTTTTAAAGTCGATATCAGACCATCTTAGGCCTAGTAATTCAGAGCGCCGCATACCGGTTGCAAATGCCAATTTAAATAGTGCATGGTGTTCGGTGTTTGAGATATTGGACAGAAAATTCTTGACTTCGTTTGCAGATAATGTGATCATTTGGCGAACCTTAACTTGTTTAGGCCGATCTATATTTTTCATATAATTCTTAGGGATTATATCGTCTTTTACCGCTTGCTCTAATATAGAACCTAGGATTGTCATGGTGTAGGATATAGTTCTTGATGACAATCCGTCCATTGATTCAAAGACATATCGTAATGTATTAGGTTTAATTTCAGCTAACTTTACGCCGCCGATTTTATCTCTAATATAACGATTAATAATCCCTGTATAACTTTGATAGGTAGCCGGTGTTATACTCTTTTCTTTTAATTGCAGCCATATATTAATCCAGGTATTTAATGAAATAGTATCATCGAAATTGGCACATGATTGATTAGCATTTACGTATTTCTCCATAGCTTCCGTAGCAGCTTTCTTTGTGCTGCCATAAAAGTATTTTCTCTTACCATTTATCATCTTAGATACCTGGTAGCGACCGTCGGATCGTTTTTTAGCCATAAAAATAACCTCCTTGGTATAGTGATTAGCCTTAGAGGTATGCTATAATAATGGTGGAGTAAAAATAGAGTGCCTCTAAGGTATGAAGTTTTTAATAGCCCTCACTGCGGTGAGGGCTTATTTTTTACAATAAAAAAGGCCCTTAGGAAAACCTAAGAGCCTATTGTAACCTTAATGGTTACTCATCATTTGTTTGATAGCTTGGTGCTACCTCGTATTTACATACTATCATAGACTACGGGTTTTCGCAACTAAAATAAAGAAATTTTAATTTAGTTTCTAAATTATTTAATAATTCGTCGGGTAAAATTATATTTGTAAGAACATCTGTGGTTCGAACCGGAGCTTTTATTCGCTGTTTGCTTATTGTTGTTATTTGCCCGATGTCAGCCATGCTTTCTGATTTTAGATTATCAAGATAGCTTAACACGGCCATAGCATCTTTATGCTGCTTTCTAAGCTTTATCACTCGTGATTGCAAAGATTTGTCTGTTCTTATAACATCAATAGGATACTTTTTGGCTAAATCATCTGCTTCTTGGTTAAGTGTCTTTACCATGGCCTTAGCTTTATCATCGATTAAATCTGATAATACACCCCCTAATGGCACCATGTATAAATTTTGATATGATGTATTTTTGTCCTTTTTACTTCGCAAGGGGATAACTGTAAGGGTCGATGTATTTTTACTGTTTTTTACATCTAATACAATTGCATAGTGCAATCCGCCTAATTCTTGGCCTACTCTAAATCCAAAATTTACAAATACGATTTGACCCCGTTTGTATGTAATTAATTGCTTTGGCTTAAAGGTGTTTTCGTTTTTTATATAGCCGAGATAATCCCTAAGCCAATAAGCAAGAATAGCTGCTTTTTTATAATCCTTTTGCATGAGCTCCTTTACATAGTTTTTATATCTATAAAGGAGCTGCTTTTGAAATTTGATAAATTCAAGTATATTTTTAGGGTCCTTAAAATTCATATGAATTTCCTCATTAATTACATTAAAATATAGAATCTAATACATTGTCATACCAGTGCTTTTTCTTTTCCTTTTTAGGCTGTTCTTGCTGAACCTCTCCAGGATAAGTTCGGAGTATATCGATATCAGCTTGTCGGTTTGCTAATGCTTTCTTAGTACCTTCGTCGACTTTGTGTAAGTCGTCCATTTCTTCTTGTGTCATACTAATAGTGCGTTCAAGATATTCCTGTTCGTCTAGTAATTCCGTGCTCCCGTCATCGTAATGCACTAGCACCTTTGGACCGTCTAAGGCCTTAAATTCATCATGAGATACTTCAGTTCTAGCGAATCCTGTAACTGTAACTAAGGCAAGCATAGTAGTAATTAATAAAGTTTTTTTCATAATAAAATCTCCCATTTTAATAATGAAATAAATAAAGGTAGCCATTGCAACTCGAACGACCTATATAAGTGATTTATGATTTTGTTGATATCAACAAAAAGACATGAAATCTATAATACATGATGATAGAAATTAATACCCTCTACATTGTCAACTTCCCTTGCATTGGCCATGTGTTCAATCAAATCAACATTAGCAATATTATACATATCATCGTGTATAATATGCCCTAATTCATGCAATATCCCCTTGCGTTGCATATCTCGTGGCTTGTTGCTATTGACTAGGATGGTATATGTACCATCCTCATTTAGTTTTAGAATGGCAGTTTGAGTTTTACGTAATTTTACATAGATTAAATTAATATTCACGGAATCAGCCCCTTCGTAGGGATATTTTATATCACGATACATGGAATTTTTTACGCATGTTTTTTTGTACTTGATTTGTAAAAATCATCAAAAAAATACCATTAACAGTAATAGGTAACATCAAAGAGATATATCCATTCTGTGTAAAGTAATATATTAATAATGCAAGCAAAATAGAAATGCTAGAAACGATAAATGACATAGCTTGCATTTCACGAATACATGAATTTATTACATTTTCATAATTTGCCATGTTACTTGCCTTCTCTTTTCTTTAATCCCTCAATCATATTAACTACAAAATCTATATCATCCTTAGACATATCCTTGCTAGCATCAAAGAGGATTCGTAAGTTCGGATTATCTTTTACCGCTTGTGCGTATTCTGATACTTCCGGATCTATATAATATGGTTCGTTTATATCAGATTTATCTTCAATCAAATCTGACTTTTCAACACCAAAATAGTTCGCCATCATTTCAATTTTATCTATTCTTGGATATGTATTGCCTTTTAACCAATCTGTTAGTGTAGTGTATTTAAACCCTAAATCAGCACATAGTTTATTTCGGTCTATTCCTCGACTATCCATTAGCCTTTGGAGATTTTGCGCCATAATTTCCTTATTGCCTAAATCACTCATCTCAAATTTCCTCTCTATAATAAATTCATAATAATTAATAACATAATACGATATTTCCGTAATAAATTCAATATTTAAACTAAAATTTTACGATAATTTACGGAAATTTAATAGACATTACGGTAAAACCGTAGTATACTCTAGTCATGGTAATAAGTGATGTTAATAAGAAAGGAGGTAATTTATGAAATATACACTTAGAATGCTCCGCGCATCCAAGTCTTGGACGCAAGCTCAGGCCGCAAAAGAAGTTGGCGTATCCACTGAGACTTGGGGGAATTGGGAGCGTAAGCGATCTTATCCAGATGTACCAAACATATCTAAGATAGAACAGGTATTCAATGTCGCTTATGATGATATTATTTTTTTATAGCTTGTTACGGTTTTACCGTAAAGGAGAAAATATGTACAACACAACTGAAAAAACAGAAGAGATGCTTCAAGAACTTGATAACACTATTTTAAAAGCACTTAGAGGGGAAGTCGATGCTATCACGGATGACATTCAAAAAATGGTTGATATTCGAGGTCAGTTAATATACCAAAAAGGACTCTAATAATATAGAGCCCTTTATGTTAAAAATTATTTGCAAAACTCAACGGTTAATATGTCTTCACCTTTTAGAGCGACATTATTTCTTCCTATAAAGCTGTATGAGCGATCTCTATCGATATAAAAATCGTCTAAATTATCTATAGAAATAATTTTTTCAGAAACGTTTGTTTTCTTGTGCATCTTTATAGTTTTCAGGTCGTCAATAAGCATATAACCACCAGCTCTTAAATTAATGTTTGCTTTCATGTAATCACCTCCTTTCTAAGGTGATTATACAAACAATTATTTAAGAATACACAAAAAAATCATGAAAATTTTATGAATATCTATAAAAAGATATGAAGGAGGATTATTGTGGACAGGAATAAATTATGCATAACAGTCGCTGAGGCTGCCGAACTAGCAAGCGTTCCTCAAGACGTGATCCGTCAATGGGCGGCTGACTTTGATTTTCCGTCGATGAAGATAGGGAACCGAGGCGGCAAACGACTGATTCATTTAGATTCGTTTAATGCATGGCTAGGCAAACGATGCCAGGCAAGAATAGGGGAATAGGTATGAAAATGTTTTTAATTGCACTAGCAGCTTGCATGGTGTTTATTTTGGAAGGGTTCGACATTCAAGGATATGATGTTCCAGATGCAGCATTATATTTAGGACTCATCGCATCACTAATCTTGTTGTTATATACAGCATTTATTGAAAGGAGTGAATGATATGCAATCCATTATACAGGCAATGTTCTTCGTTGCATTGATCATGAGCGTGTGTGCATTAATTAGTAGCATATTCGTATTAATAATGATTTAGTAGGTGCTACATGAAACGAGTTGCATGTACTAAATGTGGAGTTAAATTAATTCCATATACTTACAGTTACATTTATGACGAGATTAATCGCAAAGCAATTAGAGTATGTAAGCATTGCCACGATGAACATATTCGCCGTAAAAGTAAAAATGCTCGCACTCACGGCAATGAGTAACGAGCAAAGATAAAAATATCCTATGTAAATTATACCAGATAAGGAGATAAAATGCCTGAAATAAAAGCAATAAAAACCAAACCCACTGGAAATGTATTCGACTTTAATTTCTTTGCAGATAATAAAGGCAAGCACGAATCATTACAAAAGGTAGCGATAGTTACTACAAATAGCTATATCAAACTTTCAATGCCGGCTTACAGGAAATTAAAAGGCCCGGAATATTTCAAAGTTGGTATAGATATTAACAATAAAGTCATTTGTGTGGCGCCTGCGCTTGCAACAGAGCCATATGTAATTAAACCAACAGCAGTACAAATTGAAAGAAACACTATTTATATATCCAAAAGTCATAGCGTAATTCAAAAGCTTCAAGAAATCGGAATTCCCAAAATCGTGGAAGGAAAATTAGTTGATGATGAATTACTGTTTAAATTCTAAAGGAGAAACTATCATGGAAAACCAAAATATCTTAACAATTAAATTCAATGACACAGAAGATCTTGCACTTAAAATCGCAGAATGGAATGAAATTTTAAACCATCAATGCTGCGGCAATTGTCATGATGGAAAGCACCCTGCTGAACAAGTAACAAAAGCAATGTGTGAAACTGCACCTAAAGCAGAGCCTGCTACAAAGCAGGAAAAACAGAAAACTCCAGAAATTACGGATGACGACCTTCCAGTACGTCCTCTTGACGCTGATCCGGCGCCTAAAGCAGAATCACAACCTCAGCCAGCCGTTCAAGAAAAGGTTAAATCTGTTCCAAAACCTGAACCAAAACCTGAACCCGCATTGGATGTAAGTGATGAACCTGTAGATAAAAAAGCCTTTTATAAGGAATTCCGTGAATGGATGGGCGAGGATGGGGTAAAAGCAAAAAAAGCACTTGCAATTTTTAGCAAGCACGGTGTCACTCGTCCGTCTAGCGACTCTTTAACGGATGATCTTATCACTGATTTGAAATCCATCATGGCAGAGAAGGAGGCTTAAATATGGCTAAACAACAATTTAAAAGCCAAGCAGACATATGCAAAAAGTCGCTAGACATATTACATAAGGCAATTGAACTGGACCCTGGTAATGCTGAAGAATACCAAGCGGGTATAGCATATACAGAAGGTGTCATGAAAGCATCTAATGCAATTGTAAAAGCATTTGATGTGGTAGAGCCTCCTAAGACAGCTACTCCTAAGGATAAAACGGAAGATGCTACAAAGGAAGAAAAGCCAAAGCGTACCCGTAAGACTAAAACAACTAAAGAACCTGCACCAGTTGATAGCAAACCAACTGCAGATGAAACGCAACCAACGGTTGCGCCTAGTGTAGAAGAAAACGCTGACCTCTTTGCTATGTTCGGCGACTAAAAGGAGGTTTTCGCGGTGGAGATTGTATCCAGTACCTATATTCACAAAATGTTCGATAGCGTAATCCTAGAGGCTCCTTACGGTGCGGAGTATACAACTATTTGCCATCTCGATTGTGGATTTACATTTGGCGGTAGCTGGCAGCGTAAGTATTCCTATCACAATGGATATGTAACTGGTGCTAAATATTATACTTGTCCAAACTGCCATCTATCATCCAATCCCTACGATCATAAGATTTGCTATTCCATTAATGATGAGGAAGTATATCCTGTGACAGCCTATGTAGAAGTTATCAACTATAAATATTTTTTAGATTTAAAGATTAGATACCAAGGTATACAGCTTTTCTTTGATGGTAGAAAAAATGACCACGGAATGTGCACGGAAACATTGCGATTCGACTTTAAAAAACGTAAAGCTACATACATTGATAGATTTAGAGTTCGCCACGAACTCACTGTTGATTATATTCGTGAGAACGAGATTATGCCTGTGCTTAAATTCTTTGGCGATTCATATGCTATGACGGACTTTAACAGAAAATTTTTAAACAAAACGTTCAAAGCATTAAGGTCTATGTTTGAAAAGCGACTAAAGGAAACATATGGGTACGGCACTAAGGATGTATATGTAGCTCCTAGCGCCACTGAAGAAAATGGTTATCATTTTACAATGCTGCTTAATATGATTTTAAAATTATCGGCACCGGATATGCCTAGTATTGTTAGCTTAATGAGACAGTATGTTTGTTGGACCAACGCTTACTGCTTATATCGATATAAAAATATTCCGTTTGAAAGCGATGTATTGGTGGCTACAAGAAAAGGTATGAATTTTCAAGAAGCGCTTAGACAATCATATAAGGCCCCAAATAGTAGAGCCTTGCGAAAGCGTATGGTTGATGATCCATTAAGCGTATATATGTCTGATGTTCTTAATCTATTTAGCGACGAAAATTGTAGACGTACTATTCTTACACTACAACGAAGCTATGAAAGTGCTTGCCCATATACAGGCAAACTTCATAATGCTAACGATTTTCGTAAGGCGATGAAGCTAAATACATCTCACTCTAGGGATATGTGGCAAAAACTAATTAAACGCTGTGGTGAACCTAGTATATTGCGATGGCTACTAGGCGAGGACATTCGTGATGTCGAGGACTGCGTAGATATGTATGTTAAGCTCGAACCAAAATACCGTGATGTGTTATGGGAGAAGCGGGTCAAGCTGAAGACCTTTCATGATGAAGTTATTAACATCTTTAATAAGCAAGAGTATGGCGATGTAATATTACCTGCTCAACCTCAATTACAAGCCGACATGAACGGGATGCATTTTATGGTCCCAAGAACTGCAGCAGATTTAATGACTGCTGGTAAGTGGCTAAAAAATTGCGTTGGATCATACCGAGATAGAGTAATGAAAGGAACTACCGCAATAGTGGTAGTTACCGACGATACTATGAAGCCGGTTGCATGTCTAGAATTGTCCAATAAGGGGAAGAAGAAAGGTCGTCAAATATTCGACTTAGTGCAGGCGAAGCTCTTTGCTAATGAAAAGCTTAAAAAGAATGCTCAGATTAATTCGACGGTCATGCAATGGGCTAATCAATTAAAGATTGAGCCACACACCATCGATGTGGATGCCACTGTTATATAAAAGGAGAGTCTTATGAAATTAACTAAACTGGAAATACTAAATTTTAAAGGGCTGAAATCATTTGAATTAAATCTAAATGGCGACGTCGTGATTCGTGGTGATAATGCCACTGGTAAAACAACCGTATTTGATTCAGTATGTTGGTTGCTGTTTGGCAAGGATAGCCTAGATAGAGCTGATTTCGAAATTAAGACATTGGATGGTGGCGAACCTATCCATAAAGTCAATCACGAAGTAACTGGGACCTTTACATTAGATGACGGCGGGACGATTGAATTACAGCGAGTATATCGTGAAAAGTATTCATCCCCTCGTGGTGGCGAAGTTACCCTCACAGGTCATACGACAGATTATTTTGTCGATGGTGTGCCTAAGAAAGAAAAAAAATACAAAGAAATAGTTAGTTCACTTGTTGATGAAAGCATCTTCAAATTAATTACCAATCCATTGTATTTTAACGAAACGTACTCCTGGCAAAATCGTCGGAAACTGCTCCTTGAAATGTGTGGCGATATTGACGATGCTGCTGTAATTAATAGTCGTGAAGATTTAAAACGTTTAGCTGAGTTATTAGATGGTCGGACGGTTGATGATCAACGCAAAGTTATTGCTAGCAAAAAAACGGCTATTAATAAAGAACTGGATATGATTCCGGTTCGTATTGATGAAGCTGTACGAAATAAACCTAAAGTTATGGCTAATAAAGATAAACTAATCAGTGATATTAAAACTTTATCAACTGGCATTGATGATGTTGAAAAACAAAAAGCCATTATTAAAAACGGGTTTAGTGCTACAGAAAAGCAGTCTAAAATTCGTGACATTAATCGTCAATTAGATGTTAGACGTTCAGACCTGCTATCCGATTATCACAAGCACAAACAACATTTGCGCAGCGAATACGAAACGGCACTATCTAAATTAAAGGCGACTGAAGCTGAAAGAGATAGATGCATGGATAGAAGCAACGAGCTTAATAAAGAAATTGAGCGAGAAACCAAACGCATCGAAACTTTAACTGCTGAATTCAACACATTTAACACTCAGCAGTTTAGTAAAGAGGCTTGCCCTACTTGCGGACAGCAATTGCCGGAGGATAAGCAGGAAAAACTCGAGGCAGAATTTAACGCTAATAAATCTAAAAAGCTTGAAGAATGGAAAGGCCTTATCGATAGTGCTGCTAAGCTAAAAGAAAATTATGAAGAGCAGCAGAAAACGATGACGTTGAAAGCTGACGGATTAATAGATGACATTACCCTACAAAGCAAGGAGCGAGATATTAAACGTGAAGAATATGAAGCGTATTCTGAACCTAATGTCGAAAATGATCCTACATATGCTGACTTAAAAGCGCAATTATTCTTGCTTGAGATTGAAGAGGAACCAGGTGCAGATGTCGAAGAACTTGCAAGACTTGATGATGAATTATCATCTTTAAAATCTAAAAAAGCAAATCTCGAGACTGAATTGAATAAATTCAAATTGATTGATGATATTGAAAAACGTGTTATCGAATTAGAAAACCAACAACAAAAACTTGTTGCCGAAAAGAATGAACTTGATGAATCCTCTTATCTGATGGATGAGTTCATAAAAGCTAAAGTTAACATGTTGGAAGAAAGCATTAATGCAAGGTTTAAACTAGCTCGTTTCAAAATGTTCAACGTTATGCTAAATGGCAACGTTGAAGAATGTTGCGAAACCACCTATAAAGGGGTGCCATACCGCAGCATGAATAATGCAGCCCGCATTAATGTAGGTTTAGATATCATTAACGCATTGACTAGCTATTTCAAAGTTAATGCTCCAGTATTCATTGATAATGCTGAAGCTGTTACGGACTTTATTCCTGTTAATAGTCAAACAATTAAATTGATCGTTGATGAATCAGAATCTCAACTGGTCGTTAAGGAGGTGTAGGTATGACTGACTTACAAATTTTTAATAATGATACATTTGGCCAAGTTCGTATTTTAGAAAAAGATAATGAATTGTGGTTTGTAGCAAAAGATGTCGCTGATACTCTCGGGTACCAAAACGGTAGTCGAGATGTAAACTGACATACTGATGAAGAAGATAGAATAAAGACAATGGTATTTGATGGCAATCAAAACAAAGAAACTATTTTGATTAATGAAAGCGGACTTTATTCCCTGGTACTATCCAGTAAACTACCAACGGCAAAACAATTTAAACGATGGGTTACGTCTGAAGTAATTCCTCAAATTCGTAAGACTGGTGCTTATAGCATGAACATTCCAAAGTCATTACCTGAAGCTCTTAGAGCCTATGCTAATGAGGTGGAATCGCACAATGCTACCAAAGCTATTGTTGCTCAGCAAGAGCAGCAGATAGCAGAATTTAAACCGGTTAAGGATTACGTGGATAAAATCCTCTCAAGCAAATCCTGCTTAACAATCACACAAATTGCCGCTGACTATGGCATGAGTGCTCAAGAGCTAAATAAGATTTTGCATGAAGCTGGCCTACAACGTAAAGTTGGTGATCAATGGATTTTATATAAGCAACACATGTCTAAAGGGTTTACTAAATCCGAAACCTTTACATTCTGCAGAAGCGATGGTCGCTTAGACTCTAAAATCACAACTAAATGGACTCAAAAGGGCCGTTTAGAAATTCATAATATTTTATCTAATTTAGATATCCACGCTGTATGCGAAAACGTGGCATAGGAGGTACATAATGGCAAATGAAGTAGCTGTAAAGCAACATACAAATTTACCTGGCTTTCAATCTGCAGAAGGATTTGAATTATTACAACGACAAGCAAAAATGTTTACACATTCCACGTTGGTCCCTCAACAATTCCAAGGTGAACAGAATATGGGAAATGCTATTATCGCATTAGAAATGGCAACTCGAATGAACGCTAGCCCATTAATGGTAATGCAAAATTTATATATCGTATATGGCAACCCTGGTTGGTCTTCAAAATTTTTGATTGCAACCTTCAATCAATGTGGTCGATTTGAAGCTATTAAATATAGACCTACTGGCGAAAAGGGAACTGACTCTCAAGGTATTATTGCTTACACTCGCGAAAAAGGTTCAGATGAAATTATCGCAGGTCCTGAAGTAACAATCGCACTAGCCAAACAGGAAGGCTGGTATGACAAGAAAGGCTCTAAATGGAAAACCATGCCTGATCAAATGTTACGTTACAGAGCTGCAGCATGGTTGATTAGAACTACCGCACCTGAAATTTCAATGGGATTACAGACTGCAGATGAAATCATCGATGTTGAAGGAAAGGTTATTGATACAGCTGACATAGTCGCTGAAACTATTAATCAAAACGCTAATAGTGAAGTAATCGATATTGAACCTACCCCTACCAATGAGTTCGTTAATCCGGAAACGGGCGAAGTAGTCAATATGTTCGGTGATTAATTGTGATTAGCATTCAAGCATTCGGTAGTAGTTCGAAAGGGAACTGCTACCGAATCAAAACCTCAACCAATGGCGATGAACTGCTACTGGATGCAGGATTATCATTTAAAGAAATTCAAAGGTATTGTCACTTTAACTTTCTACACCTATGCGGAACGTTGCTTACGCATCAACACGGCGACCATAGCAAGGCTGTAAATGATTTATTAAAGCTAGGTCATCGTGTATACATGTTAAAAGACACTGCTGATGCATTATATGTAGCAGGGCATCACAAAGCCATCTATATTACGCCTAAAGTTCAATTTACGATAGGAAATTTTAGTATTCTACCTTTTGAATTAGAACATGACGTTCCTAATGTTGGTTTTTTGATTTCTGATGGCGAGGAAAAACTCCTCTACATTACAGATACCTATTACTGCCGGTATACGTTTAAGAATATTGATCACATCATGGTTGAATGTAACCACTCCTATGAAATCCTAAATCAACAAGTAGAAGCTGGTTATTTAGATGAAAAACGAATGGAACGGTTAATCCAATCTCATTTTTCGCTCGAAAATGTAATTAAATTTCTCAAATCTATGGACCTAACCAAGTGTCAAGATATACGACTACTACATTTATCTGATAGCAACTCAGATTCAGAAACATTTAAGCGAGCTGTTCAAGCTGCTACTGGTAAGTTAGTAATCGTAGAACAAGAAAGGAGTCCCTTATGATCATTAAATCAATTCAAATTAAAGATAACGATATCAGCATTGCCTATCAGAAACCATCTGCTACGGGGTTAACAGATGTATTCACACTAAAATCTAAAGATGATCCACGTCCTGAACTTCTGCAAGCATTTAGTAAACTGCAGCCTATTGTGAAGAAGAATTTCGAATTTCTGGAAGAATTTAAAATTCCATTTTTGGTAAACACATTCAAATTTAAGTATGGCGACATTGAAGGTCTTATTAACCAGGTTGGTGTTGAAGGTATCGTGTCTGATATGAACACTCCTAACGAATTTAAATTTAAAACGGACTGGTTAAATGTTGAATATGCAGACTCTACATTCGCTATCTCTGTTCAAGACTTAATTGATGAATGCATGAAATTTATTATAGGGCGCAGAGCCCAGGATAGTTTATTTAACGACAGTGAAGAGTGATAGAAATGGCGAAAAACCAATCGTACTACTTTAGTCATGATATCAATGCAAGCAATGATCCTAAAATCGCTGCTATGATTTCAGAATTAGGAATGATTTCATATGCTTGGTGGTGGATATTGATTGAAAAATTAGCCGCAGCAGATGACTATAAATTGCCACTAAAAAAATATACATTCGTTGCTCTAGATAATGAATTAAGAATGGATAATGAACAAATTTTAACAAGCGTTCAACAAGTGTTCAACAAAAATCAACACGTGTTGGAACAAAATTCAATGTGTTCATTTTGTTCATTTTTGTTAATTTATTTGTTGATTCATGACTACGAATTATTGGACTGTGATGACGAATATTTTTGGTCACCCAGCTTAATTCGAAGATTTGAATTTAAAAAGGTGAAAGAGGAAACTATCCGCGAAAAACGTAGGTTGGCTGGCCTTAAAAGTGCGGAGTCTCGCAAAGCAAAAAAACAAAATTTAACACATGTTCAACAAAATTTAACACATGTTCAACAAAATCAACTAATAAAAGAAAAGAAAAGAAAAGAAAATAATATAGAGAGAGATATGCGCGCGCGTGAAGATGAAAATTCTCTATCTATGTTTGAAGATGAAGAAGTAAAAAATAAACCCATTTACGAATTGTATATGAAGTCAATTGGAGTTGTATCACCTACTATTAAAGAGCGGTTAGATGATCTAGTTGAATCATATGGCAAAGAACGAGTTATTGTTGCTATTAATACCACAGCGGATAATGGTGGCAATAGTATCAAGTATGTTGAAACTGTCACGGCAGGGAATTTAAAGCAGGAGGTGCAAAAGGATTTTGGAGCAAGCAAATGTAACAGCAATGCTAGAGGCGTGTCTCAAAAAAATTCGAGAAAGGACGAAGCCGTCGATTGGGAAAAAGAATATCAAAGAGTCCACGGTAAAAAATGAGTTCTTTTATCCGGTCTACGATGAACCAGTAGTCATTCAAACTAATGTTAACACCACCTATGCTGAAGTTGGAATTCCTAAGCGCTATTATGATATGGATTTTGACTGGTTACGCAAACACGGTAGTTTTCCAAAAGAGAACGCTGAAGCTTACGACGTAGTTAAAAAGTACTCTAATAATCTGAAAGCTAATCTTGATTCTGGCAAGGGGCTCATATTAAGGGGCCCAGCTGGCACCGGTAAAACATCAATTGCAGTGAGTATCTTGAAACAGGCTATGACATTAGGCAAAGGGTGCCTAATGATTTCTATGCCTAATTTGTTAGATACCATGCTTACTTTATCTAAAGGCGACAATATAGCTTATCTAAGATTTGAGCAAAAACTTAGAAATATCCCATTGCTATTACTTGATGACTTTGGAGCGGAGTACTCAAAATCTGATTGGGTACCATCTAAGGTTGAAAGCATCATTATTGATCGCTACAACCGGATGAAACCCATCATTCTTACGACGAATTACAGCGATGCTTGGACCGAAAAGCATTATAGCCAAAGAGTATATGACCGCCTGCGTGGAGAATATGCGGTGGCTATATTTAATGGAGCGTCACATCGATGAAAATTCTATTGCGATGCCAGTTTAGATTTAGGAAGAAAAATCATGACCGGTTTCCAACACTGAATGAGTACATTGATTGTGAACGCGGTTCTACTATAGCAGCAGCCGCGATGAAAAAGAAGTGTACCGAGCAAGTTAAAGAACAATGCGTATCTCAACAGATACAACCTGTTAATGGGAAAGTGGATCTATTATTTGAATGGCATTCTTCAACTAGGCATGATCCTGACAACGTGGCATTCGCCAAAAAGTTCATTCTTGATGGTCTGCAGTTGGCAGGAGTGCTAGAAAACGACAACCGAAAGTTCATTGGAACTATGGCTGATGAGATTATTCAGGATGATGAAGACTATGTAATTTTACACATCACGGAAAATATGGGAATATTTTTATAATTTTAAAAATTAAGGAGATAAATAAATGAGTAACTTACAAGTAAAAGCGATTGAAGCTGCTCGCAAAGTGCTATTAGAAATGGGACATGAATTTGAAGAATTAGAATTTATGTATGTTGTATGGTTTTGTAAAACATTACAAAACTGGAAAGCATTAGTAAGTGGTCCTGGTATTGATGAATATGTAGAAGTAACACACAATGGTGACCGTGATGAGACATATGTTGATGTTTATTGCAAAACTAAAAATGTGTGCATAAAAGATAACTAATGAAAATACTAGATACATGCTGTGGTAGCAGAATGTTTTGGTTTAACAAAGAAAATGAAGATGCTATTTACATGGATAATCGAACTGAAAATACAAGGCTATGTGATGGTAGAAAACTAATCGTTAAACCTGATATAATCGCAGACTTTCGAGACATTCCTTTTGAAGATGAAAGTTTTTATCTAGTAGTATTTGATCCGCCTCATCTAATAAGGGCAGGAGAGGAATCCTTTCTTAAATTAAAATATGGAAGGCTAGATACAACTTGGAAAGACGACATTAAAAAAGGACTATCTGAATGTTGGAGAGTTTTAAAGAAGAACGGGACACTGATATTCAAATGGAATGAGGAACAAATTTCGTTTTCTAAAATTAAAATCTTGCTTCCTTGCGAGCCTGTAATTGGGCAACGTAGAGGGAAAACAATATGGTTGGTATTTTTTAAAAGTTAAAATATTAGTTGTTTATCACTGGTAAAAACAAATTCGGACTAAAACATAAAATAACTTGTAAAGGGGGAAACATATTTGAATGAATATGATATTGAGAAAATCACTAAGTTGGCCACAGAGGTGGCAACCAAAACTTACTATGAATTAGCCAAGCAAGAAAATGCTCAACTAGGTCGCAAACTTCGACACAACACAATCAAGTTATTAAAGCATTACAGCCAATTACAGTCATATGTAGACAATGCTATCTCGGATTCGACACAAGCCGAAGATATATGGCTCAATGAACTGTTGATTGATATGTTTGATGATAAAAGCATTGTGAAAGTGAATGCCATTGTTAAAAGTAAAGAGAAAACCGCACTGATGATGCGACATGTAAACAATATGCTTGATATCTATGCTGAAAAATGCAGTGAGAAACAGTTTAAATACTGCGAATGTGTTCGACGTTATTATATCGATGGCGAAACATTAGAAGAAATTGCTGAATCATTCCCTGAAAAGCCCGATGTGCGTACTATTCATAGGTATGTTGCAAGGGGAATAGAAGAACTATCTGTACTTCTATGGGGCGTGATTGGGCTCAATACAAAATTGTCATAAAACTGTCATAGACATGTCATTCTTGACAATTTATAATGATAGTGTGAGTTAATAGGTAAAGAACTCGACTCATAATTCTCTCTAATTGCAACTAACTATGACACAACAAGAAAGCTGCTTAATTATTCTGATTAGGTGGCTTTTTTGTTTATATTAGTACATATTGTATGAACAAGCTTTCATATACCATATATTGCGATTGATGATTTAGTGTGAAGTCGCTATAATAAAAATATAAGGAGGGGTATTTTGTGAGTGATCAATCAAGAAGGCAAGTTACCGCAACAGGAGTTGCAACTCCGAAATATGAATTGGATTCTGCGGGGAAATTAATGTTTCTAAGGGTTTTTGCGACATTATTATCTTGCCTTATTTTGTGGACTAGTTCAGATGCTGGAACTAATTTTTTTAAGACATTAACAGTGTTTGCAATATCTCAGTTGCTATACGCATTGAGTATTAAGTGTGTTGATGTGATAAGAAGAATATTTTCATTCGTCTCGCTAGGTGCCATATTGATAATTTTACTTATTAGTTTATCTGGATTAATGGGGATTGCGGAAATAACACTAACTGATGTAGGTTATATGATTCTATTTTCAAATAAGATTAATCAAATACCTTTTATGCGTAGTGAAATATTTGTATATGTCATAGCGACCAGCATGTGTTTTCTATATGTTATAGAGTGGGCTACGGGTTGGTATGCGGATATGAATGGAGAAATACAAATAACCAATATAGCTGAAGAGAAGAAAGGTTGTGATTGATGTGTTTGCGTTATGCTTAATGATGTTAATTGCAATATATGCAGGCTTGGTTACATCAATAATTTTTCGATTTAATCAAAAAAATGTATTGGAAAATAATTTAGCATTGGCTTTCTTTTTACCAATATTCCATTTTATAATGTGCCCAGTGTTGACGCTTTTTTATAAAAAGGCAGATATATCAATGTGGAAACGATTGAAAACTGTATGGTTTATGACTGTGATGTTTCCGTTGGTACTGGCTAGATTTACTATTGTATTAACTATGATAAAATTTGTTACAGAAAAAGAGCAGATTAAAGAATATCAAAAAGTATGTGAAAGAGAGGTTAATAGCTTGTCGTTTGCATGCTAATCTATAAAAATATTAAGCACTCATTATAATGGGTGCTTTTTTGTTTGCAAAAATCAGAAAGTAAGTGAGGTGACATATGATTGACTGATGTGTATTGTGAAAAGCGAAGATGCTTAAACAATGTTAAGGGTTGGTGTAAAGCAAATGGAATTCACATTGATCATATGTGTAAATCGTATGCGCCATCTCATTCTTTAATCAAAACTAAAACAGCAAAGGTACATAAAGAACGTGGTAAATATAAACAGAATAAAGATGTTTTGAAATAAAAAGAGCCCTATATTACATAAGGCTCTTTTTGCATGAATCGCGAGTTCATGCTTGTGCGTTTACCGCGGAGGCTGTGCAATTACTGTTTTAATTCCGAAACTGGGATTGGCCAAGCTTTGTACCCGTAGTCACGCGCCCAAATCTTTTTGCCTGTTTTCTTATCGATGCGATAAGGCCGGAAAATAACAGCATTTTTGAACTTCTGATTTTTCATTGGTCAGCCCTCCTTCCATAAAATTTTATGGCGGGGCCCCGCACAAATTAAATTATATCATAATGGTCTCATGAAATCATAATGAAAAAAGAAAAAAGCCGTAGCTTTTACACTACGGCTTTTTTCTCAGATAGCACAAGGGGCACAAATGACGACGGAGCGTTTTCTTTGTGTTTACAAGTTTCGCGAAAACTTGTGGTCCTCCATGAGCTGACCTTATCAAAAGTTCATCTTCAATATACCACATATTCTTGGTATGTCAAACTTTTACTTATCCACAATACCGTATATTGTATTGTGGATAAGTATATCGCTATATAGTGTATAAGTTATGAGTAATCAGTATGTGTTGGCATTAATAATTACAATTAGTCATGATAAATATTGGCTATAAACTCAATATTCTCATTGCGGTTTTTAAATGAGAATAAAAGTTAAAAAGGTACTTCCCAGAGTAAAAACCGCCGCTGGTCGGGCCCGCGCGATAGGTGTCTCTGTGTAGGAGAAATTTTCCTGTTGAAAGTTGAATGTCAAGAGACAGAAAGGAGGTCGACAATGGCCGACGCAAAACCGAGAGTCAAATTCAATACCGCAGGCGATTTACTCGTATCAAGTGCTCAGCTTTGTGACCTTCTACGAGTAACCCCTGAGATTATTTCCAGGCATCATAAATCAGGAATGCCGAAAGCTGCCACAGGGTGGTGGAATCTTAGAGAGGTGCTCGCATATCTCGGACATGCAAAAGGGGATAAAGCAAAAGACCAATCTGCAGCCACTCGAAAGTTAGTTGCTGAAGCTGACTTAAAAGAGTCTAAAGCAGCACGTGAAAAAAAGCTTCTTGAAATATTAGAGGGTGAATACATATCTCGTGCAGATGTTGCTAAGGAATGGTCTGGGCGAGTACTCGAATTGAAATCGTCATTTACTAAATTGGCGAAACGGATTGCGAGTGAATTCACGGATCCGGAGGAACGGGCGAATGTAGAAAAGGTGGTGAATGACGTTGTCGAAGACTACCTCGAAAGCTACGCGCGCAAAGGCGAGTACACGCCGGAAATCAAAGTCAGTCGAAAAGCAAAGGCCAAAGGTTGATTGGTTTCCTGAAGAACTTGAAGCGTTCAACCCCCCAGAACGATATACGGTTTCGGAATGGGCGGATAACTTCAGAGTGCTAACGAGTGTATCTGCAGAACCCGGCAGGTGGCGTACTAATCGAACGCCTTATCTCAAAGAGCCTATGGATAGATTCACTGATCCACTCATTGAAAAGATAGTCCTTTGCTTTGGCGCACAGTTAGGTAAGACAGAAACAGAACTTAACATGATAGGCTATGCACTAGACCAAACATCCTCCCCTACCATGATGGTGTATCCAACAGATACCATCGCTAAGTTCGCTAGTGATAAGCGTGTGCAGCCTATGATTAAATCTGTCAAATCAATTAGTGACAAGTTTGATGAGAACAGTAAATTGCTGGAGTTAGATTTCAACAATGGCAATTACATGGTGCTTGTGGGAGCGAACTCTCCAAGTAGCCTTTCAAGTCGATCAATCAAATATCTATTCTTTGATGAAATTGACAAATACCCCGCCTTCGCGGGTAAGGAGGCAGACCCAATCAAACTGGCGACGGAACGTACAAAAACGTTCGTCGATAAAAAAATCGTGATGGTGTCTACTCCTACGGTCGAGTCGGGTAATATTTGGCAGGCGTTCATGAGTGCAAATGAGCGCCGACAATATTACGTGCCATGTCCACATTGCGGAGTGTCGCAGACCCTCAAGTTTAAACAGATAAAATGGCCTGAAGAACACAACGATAATGCGGACATGATACGTGATACAGCGTACTACGAATGTGAACATTGCGGCGAACGTATTTACGATAAGCACAAAATGGAAATGTTAAGACGTGGTGAATGGAGAGCGGTAAACGAATCGCAAAGTAAAGTCCGCTCGGTATCGTATCACTTATCGTCGATATATTCGCCGTGGGTCACATTCGGAGACGTTGCTTATGAGTTTAAGAATTCCAAAGGCACGCCAGCTACATTAATGAACTTCATCAATTCGTGGCTAGCTGAACCTTGGAAAAGTTCTAAAACTAAAAGCACACAGAATTTGGCATTTACTCAATCTAATTATCCGTGTGGTGTTGTGCCAGATAAAGCAGTATTACTTATCGCTTCGGTTGACGTACAACTTGATCACTTCTGGTGGGAAGTAAGAGCGTATGCACCGGGTGTTAAGTCATATCTAATTGATTATGGACAAGCAAGTACATGGGAAGATTTAGAAGAAATAATCATTAACCGCGAATATCCATCAGAATATGGTGAACCTCGACAGGTGATGAAAGCTGGCATTGACTCGGGATTTAGAACAGATGAAGTATATCAATTTTGCTCTAGATTTCCTGAAGTTTGTATTCCAGTTAAAGGCTCTTCGAATCATAGTACGATGGTAGCACCATATACTATGACATCACTAGAAAAGGGTGTCGTAGGCGGATTGAAGTTATATGTGTTAAATACCGATTATTGGAAGGACTTTATATTCGCAAGGATGATAAGACATGCAGACGAAGTCGGTACGATTCATTTATACAAAGACTGTCCGCAAGAGTACTCTGATCATTTAAGGTCAGAAGAAAAGCAAGAAATCAGAAATGTGAAAACAGGTGCGGTAACGGTGCAATGGAAACCGCTCACTAGCCATCCTGTCAATCACTTACTTGATACATGTACCTACAATGCTGCTGTAGCAGATATTGCAGGTGTTAAATATTTAGTTGAACCAGCTGATTATGAGGAAACTGAAGAGGTTGAAACCTACGAAGATTACGGTGGAGGCATAGGCAATACAGGGCATTGGTTTAGATAGGAGGTGAACCATGAGCGATGTAAATGAACAACTTGAACGTGTTCGTCAAGTGATTGAGGATATCGAAACTAAAGGATACTCTGAATTACAAATTGGCGGTAAACGGTTCAAGGCAATTGACTTACCCGTACTATATGCACGAGAACAAACACTAATGCAACGTGTACATGAGGAATCAAGCGGGTATCAAACGGATGCATTCGTAACATGGGGTGGGCGATGAATATTATCGATAAAGTAATAGGATGGGTAAGTCCACAACGTGCTTATGAACGCCAAGCCTATCGTGATGCACTACGTCAATATGATGCGGCATCAATGGATAGGTTAAGCAGTGATTGGCAACCTGCGTATGGTACAGCCGAACAACTTGCAACAGGTTCGCGTGATATTATCCGTGGACGTGCAAGAGCGGCAGAAATGAACAGCGACTTAGCTGAGTCGGCTGTTATTGCTTTGTTACGAAATGTAATCGGCGCAGGTATTATTCCACAAGCGAAAGTTAGAAATCGTAACGGTAAATTAAACAACGAACTTAACAAGAAAATCGAAAAGGCCTGGGCTAAATGGGCTGAACCTGAAAACGCTGACATTAGGGGTATTTCAAATTTCTATGAATTACAAGAAATGGCGCTAAGACGTATGGTGTACGACGGGGAAATTCTAGTCAATAAGACTGCACAGGGCACGTACTTACCATTATCCATTCAGTTGATAGAAGCTGAAAATATCGGCGCAGTAAGCATCACACATGGTAAGAATAACATCATCAATGGAGTTGAGGTTACCGAACATGGCAGGCCAGTAGCTTACCATGTGAGTCAAACTGATCCAATGGGTTTGCGTTCCTTTGATACAGTTCGATTAACCACTGACCAGGCATTTTTGTTGTTTAAACCTAAACGACCTTCACAAATTCGAGGTATAAGCCTATTGGCTTTAGTTTTACGCCGAATACACGATATCGACGAATACATGGATGCGGACTTGATTGCAGCCCGTGTAGCAGCGTGTTTTAGCGTTTTTGTAACCTCGCAAAATTCAGGACGACAATCAGCATTATTGCCACGCGATAAAAAAGGAAGGCCTAACATTACAATGGCACCAGGCATGGTTAGGCATTTAAGTCCTGGTGAATCAATTGAGTTTGCAGACCCTAAACGTAATGCAGGAACTGCAAGCGAATACTCGGCAACTCAGACCAGACGTATTGCGTCCGGTCTAGGTATGAGCGCTGACATCGTAGCGCGTAATATATCTGGGAATTTCTCAGCTGCAAGGCAAAACTTGTTAGAGGACCAAAAGACGTTCCGTCAAGTGCAGAAATTTGTAATCACACATTTCTGTATACCGATTTGGAAAGCTTTTATTGACGCCCTTTACTTAGCGGGTGAATTACCTTCTGACTACTTAGTGAACAAGGACAAATACCAAGAGGTAGCTTGGCTTGCTCCAGGTTGGTCTTGGATTGACCCAGTTAAGGAAGTTAACGCTAATAAAGAAGCTATCAAATCCGGTCTTACAACATTAGAAGATGTGTGTGCATCGTCTGGACGAGATTGGGAAGAAGTTCTTGAGCAACGGAAACTTGAACAAGATAGAGCTAAGGAGCTTGGGGTTCTACTAGATTATTCCAGTGAGTTGCAACCGCTAACGATGGGCGATGATGACACTACACAGGAAGGAGCTGATGGCTAGTAATGAGTGAACATCAAAAGCGTAGTATTCTAGGCAATTATTGTCGAGAGACTACTATTGACAATGTCGATACCGATAGTCGGACAGTAGAATTGTCTTTCTCTTCCGAAACGCCATATGGTCGTTGGTTCGGCGATGAAATCCTTTGCCATGATGAAGAGTGCATCAACCTTGAGCGCTTTAATAATGGTTTGGGTACACTGTTGTTTAACCATGACCGTGATGCGGTCGTGGGACATGTTGAGAAGGTTTGGATTGAAGATAATCGAGGTAAAGCATTAGTGCGATTCGATGAAGACGAACAATCCGAAACAATATTCCAAAAGGTACAGTCAGGTACGCTACAAGGTGTAAGCGTTGGGTATTCCATTAAGCGCTATGAGGTGCTTGATGAGAAAGATTCTGTATCTAGCAATGGCAGATTCAAAGGACCCGACACATATGTAGTAACCGATTGGGAACCTTTAGAAATCAGTATCGTATCTGTTCCTGCTGATCCAACTGTAGGGGTGGGACGAAGTGCTGAAGAAATTCATACAAATATTGACACACAGGAGGACACAAAAAGTATGGATGAAAAAGAAATTTTAAAAACTGAAGACGTGAAATCTACAGAACCAGTTGAAACTGGTATCACAAAAGCAGACCTTGCGAAAGCGATGGAGCAAGAACGTAAACGTACTTCCGAAATTACTGCATTGTTCCGTGACTTCGATGTAGAAGGTGCAGACGAGGCAATCGTAATGGGTGTATCTGTTGACGAAGCTCGCACAATGGTAATGGATCAATTACGTGCACGCAATAAAGGCGTGTCCGTAACAATGGGCGAAGCTGAAAGCGACAAATTCCGCGCGGCTGCGCAAGATGCTGTATTAATGGCAGCGGGCTTACCTGTAGCAGAACCGGCGACAGGTGCTAGCGAATTGCGCGGCTACTCCTTGATTGAGTTAGCTCGCGAGTCCTTACGACGTGAATGTGATACTAAAGCTAACTTTGGTGATAACATGGAAATGGCACGTGCGGCTATTAACTCCACATCTACATTCCCTGCTATCATGTCTAACTTGGCCAATAAATCTGTGATGAATGGTTTTAACGAAGCTGAAACTACATTCCAAATCTGGACAGGCAAAGGCTCTAACCGTGACTTCAAAGAAGCAGCACGTTACGCATTGTCTGAAGCAGGCAACCTAGAATTAGTACCAGAAGGCGGTCAATTCCCACAAGATGTATTCGGCGAGGCATCCGCTCGTACTAAAGTAGCTACATACGGTAAAATCTTCAGCTTGACTCGCCAAGCTATTATTAATGACGACTTGGGTTTATTCTCCAAAATTGCTACTAAATACGGATCCGCTGCAAAACGGCTGGTAAACAAAATGGTGTATGCTCAATTAACTGGTACAGTTAAAATGCAAGATAACGTAGCCTTATTTGATGATAAACACGGAAACGTAGCGAAAACAGCAGAGGCGTTATCCGTTACATCTTTGGCGAAAGCAATTACTGCTATGCGTCGTCAAAAAGGTATTACTGGTGATGCTACTCTTAACATCACACCTAAATACCTGGTAGTTCCTCCAGAACTCGAAATTACTGCATACCAAATCGTTAACTCTACTGCAGCAGTGGATGGCACAAATTCTGGCGTAGTTAACCCTTATAAAGGTCGCTTTGTTGTAGTGTCCGATGCTGAATTGACAGACCCTACCGCATGGTACCTAGTAGCGGATGCGTCTCAACACGATACTATTGAAGTAACGTACTTGAACGGTGTTGAAACCCCACGTCTTGAAACACGTCAAGGCTTTGATGTTGACGGTATTGAGTATAAAGTAGCATTTGATGTTGGTGTTGACGCTATTGACTTCCGTGGTCTTTATAAAAACGCTGGTAAATAATTAGGGGGTAACATATATGATGACACAATTCGTAATGGATACTGATCGTATCAACTTCACTGCGACTGCTGCAGTTAAAGTGGGCGACATTGTAGAAGTTGGTAAACTCCACGGTGTTGCAATTACTGATATTGCTAAAGGTGAAGTTGGCGCAGTAAAAGTAACAGGCGTATTTAAAGTGGCAGCCAATAAAGCGGATACTTACGCTGTTGGTGATTTGGTTCAATTCTTAACAGACAAAGCAGTAAAAACAGGTGGTAAAGTTCTCGGCATGGCTGTAGAACCTAAGACAGCTACACAGGAAACTGTGACAGTAATGTTGTTACAACCTACTGCGTAAATAATTACAAAGCGCCCTTTTTGGGCGCTTTACTTTTTATGAGGTAAAACCAATGCTGAAATATGATGATAAAGCGTTACTATCCGTATTCGGCGAAAAGATTACTTACAAAGGTCAGTCCATAAAGGCAAGTGTAGAAATCGGTGAATATGACGGTAAGGGCTCCGGGTTCGTCGACAAAGCACTAGCCGACAAGGCTCAAATTTGGGTGCGTGCTAAGGATGTTCCCGAACCTCGGTCAAAAGACGAAGTGTATATCAACGGCGAGAAATGGTACGTTGATCACATTTCCAACTTTGACGGTACGATGTATTGCCTTGAAATCGTCCATAACGTGAGGGCGGTGAGACCGTGAGTAATGAACCTATTACGATTACAGACACAGCCACACCGTATCTGAATTTCATTGCAGAAACAAAACCGGACTGGATGCGTAAGGCATTAAAGTCGACAGGTTGGATGATGCAAAAGGAAATTAAGCAGGGTATTCGGTCGGGTGCACCAGGTGGACGTAGATATCCCAATTTTATGGCACCGGCTCGCCGAGCTGCGTTTGAGTCAGCATTTGGTGCTAAACTTCGCAAAGCATACCAAAGTGGCGGACGAGCTGAACGAGAGGCCTGGGGCTCTAAATCGCGAAATGCCTTACTTGATATGGGCATTAGCGCCAGGACAATCGGATACAGTCCTCTAGGTAAGCTATCGAATGCAGTTGGATACCAGTATGACAAAGGCAAACAATCCGTCCGAGTCGGGTGGTTATCTAATTCGGCTAAACGGTTAGGCGAACGAATCGAAGAAGGGTACACTAAGCAAATTACAGAGCCTATGCGCAAGAAGTTATTTGCCGCAGGAGTACCGTTGCCTAAGGGTAAATCGATGTTCAAAATTCAGCCACGTCATACTTATGGCCCTATGAAGTTAGTGTTGCAACCTAAACTTAAACCTTATATTGAGGGTAAGATAGGCGACTACGCTATTTATGGTCCGGCTGCACAATCCGCATCTCGACGTAACTACAAGGTAAGGTGATTTGATGCAACAGACAGTTCCAATGTCACGCATTGTCAATCGATGGGCTGAGGCTCTAGCGAACGACGAGGCGTTGACTAAATTTTGTAATGACAAATATGGAAAGCCGGCGCAACTGTATGTCGGCTACGATGATGTCGATGCTCCGCTTGAGGATGATTGCCCTTGCATCATATTACTACCAAGTAGTAAAAGCGAAGGGCTTGCGGATACCTACACATATTCATTAATGATCGTTTGGGGTATTGTCCGTAAAGACGCAACTCGTGTTAAGAATATTATTCGATACGACGGAGCGCTAGAATCGGATGACCTAGGGCAGTTAATCATTGAATGCATTTGTAAGGTGAATCCGGCGTTCCCAGTAATCGACATTGACTATGAATTAGACTCAATGAATTGGCGTCCGGTGTTCACTGGACGTTTAACAGCTACTATAGAAATCCCGCATGTAATCGGCGGGAATATTGAATATTAAAGGAGGAAATGCATATGGCAACAGCAAAACGTGCACAGGGCTCTCAGTCCCATGTGGCGATTGCGTTTGAATCGGACTTTGGTACAACGCCAACCACTGGCGGTGTTATCACTCCGATTATTTCTAGCTCTGTAAAAGCTAGCCAAAACCTAAACGACTCCACAGTAATCCGTGGTGATCGCAATCCAGCAGCGCCATTCCGTGGTAACATCGACACGTCCGGTAGTTTAACCGTACCTGTTGGTGTAATCGACATCGGATACTGGCTAAAAGCTGCATTTGGTCAGCCGACTTCTAATACAACGGGCCAAGCGCCAAATAAGAAGTCTGAGCATGTGTTTAAAATCGGCAACACAATGCCGTCGTTAACTATTGAACAGGGTTATCCTGATGTTAACGTATTCCAACAATTCGCGGGTGCGCGAGTTAGTAAATTAGGCTTTAAATTCGGCGGCGATGCCGAATTAACTGCATCCGTTGATGTGATGGGCTGTAAGGAAACATTAGCGGCCACTACATTTGATGCTGCAGCTAAGGCGGTTAATTTCTTACCATTTCAAAATCTTAACGCAACTATCAAAGAGGGCGGCGTTACTGTGGCCAATATTCTAAGTTGCGATATCAACTTTGATTTTGGCTTGGATGGTGATTCTTACGCTATCGGTGGTAAAGGCTTTAGAACATACATTGACCCAGGTATTGCGTCAATTTCCGGGACGATTAAGGCGTTCTTCCAAAATAAGGACCTTTTAAACAAAGCGGTTAATGGTACAGAATCTAGCTTGGAATTGCGACTTGAACAAGATGACTGGTCGCTTACATTCAAATTGCCTGAACTTGTGTACGAACGACAATCTCCAGGCATCGATGGTCCTCGTGGCGTCAATATTGAATTGCCATTTAAAGCATACTATCGTGCAGATGCTGGTCGTTCCGCATCCATCATTACATTAGTTAATAATCAAGAACAATACTAGGAGGTGCCAACATGGCATTTGAAGATATCACAGTAAGAGGCTTAACATTCGCTGAACGTGGTGAATTAATTAAATCCGGTTTAGACCCATTGTATACCCCAGTTCCGGAAGAAGCACCGGATACAGAACGCCTATTACGTTCTCGTGAGCTTGCGCAATGGATTATGCAGCACATCTACGGATTGACTGAAGATGAAATCAACGCAGCACCAGATAATGATCTTATGGAAGTTGCGCTTGACACTATGCGCTTTACGCATGAAAAAAAGGCTGAACTTGAAAAAAACTAATTGATGCGTGGAGTTGGCTCAACTCCGACAAACCAAAATACTGCTCGGATTGTATCAAGATGCAACGTGAGACTAAACAGAATTTTGACTGCTCGGAGTGTGAGTTTAATTCCCCGCATCAATTAGATGGTACACGACAAGCGATGCGAGTATATAACGCAAGCCGAATGCAACGACGTTGGCATCCTGGCGGCATTGCTGGATTCGATATGCCTGCGGTGTTAGAAGTGGCGAGGGCTTACGGCATCGAGCCACTACCGCACCTTATCGATTTACTCGTATTATTAGAAGCCAAAGAATTGGAGGTGGCGCATAAGAATGGCTAATAATTTAATTGATATTGTCGTTCAGCTGACAGATAAGAATACGGAAGCCGGACTCAAGAAAATTACAGCTAGTGCCGAAGGCGCCAAATCCGCCCTTGGCAAAATGAAGAATGACCTCATGGCGATAGGTGCCGGTGTTGGTGTTGTAGGCATCGGTGCCAAACTTGCCAAAGAGGCGATTCAATGGGACGTAGCCGTTAAGAAATTATCAGGGATTACCGGTGCTACGGCAAAAGAAACCAGTGAACTATTAGCAGTAGCTAATTACATGGGTATTGCTATGGAAGATAGCGCTGGTGCATTTGCTAAGTTTTCAAAAAACGTCGGAGCGGCCAAAGAAAAAATGGAAGTCGCTCGGGCAGAGGGGAAACTCGGTACTGATATATTTAGTAAATTAGGCTACACGCTTGAACAGATTCAAGGTAAGAATACCGTTGAAGTGTTTAAGATGATACAGGAACGTCTAAGAGGCATGAGGGATGGAGCTGAAAAGACTCGTGTCGAAATGGAACTCTTCGGACGTACCGGGTATCAGATGCACACCATGTTAAACATGTCCGCTGAACAGATGGACAAAGTGGCTGAACGTGCTAAAGCAATGGGGCTTATCATCGACGATGAGACTGCAGCCAAATCCGCAAAACTAAATCGGGAATTAAAGGATTTAGAAAACACTGGTAAACGGCTTGCAGTATCTATCGGACATGAGTTAGTTCCTGTGTTTAATGATTACGCAAAGGGTGTGCTAGATGTAGCTAAGGAATTTGAGTCAATGACTGCTGAGCAGAAAGAAGCTATCGGCGGAATTGTTAAATTCGGCGCTGAAGCCGGTGCCGTGATCATAGTCATGCGGTCGCTAACCAGTGCACTCGGATTTATGCGATTAGCAACTTTAGCAGCAGCAGGTCCGTGGGTAACATTAGCTACAGTAATTGGACTTGCGGGCAAGGCGCTTCTTGATTTCCGATATAACGAACAGACAAAAGCATCTTATACTGGCGTAGAAGTTGATGGTAAACGTATTCACAAGAATACTAATTCCACTACAGGTATGAGCCAAGCCTACATAGATAAGCATGATACTCGATATTGGATTGAGGATAGTGCGTGGCTTGGACTTGTAAAGAATGACCGCTTAGCTACAAAAGAAGAGGGCGCTAGAATCGATGCGGCTTTAAAGCAAAAAGAAGAAGCTGATGCTGCAAAAGCGAAACTTGATGAGGAACTAGCAAAAGCAAAAGAGGACCTTGCTAATGGCGGAGGTCTAACCAATACTGAGGCTATCAATAAAGCGAATGAGGAAGCAGCAAAAGCAGCTAAAGCCCAAGAACAGGCTGCAAAGAAAGCCCAACAAGCAGCCGAGAAGTTAGCAAGCGCCGTAGAGCGTATGTCCGAGTTGTATCGGTCTCTTACATTGCAAAGTCTACAAATTGACGGCAGTCAATACGAAATCGATAAATTAACTGCTAAGAACCAGTATGAAGCTAACAATAAGAATATTCGTGATATCATCCGTTCTGTTTCTGGATTGAGCGGAGGCGTTACTGGAGAAGCTGTGAGTGTACTAGACGCAGCCAATGAACAGCTCGGTAAGGCATACGAGTTAGGTGCAGATGGTACATGGGCAACGGATTGCGGAAAGCTATTCTCTGACTCTGTATTGCAGGCATTTGGTAAGGACGTACCTCGATATGTTCCATCTATTATGGATGCAGCTAGAGCCGCAGGTGCATGGCACGATGCAGGCGACGGGTACACGCCTAAGGCCGGCGATGGTGTAGTTGTACTTGGTGATAATCACATCGTCATTAGTGATGGTGCAGGTGGATATACGGGGGCTAACTCTAGTACTGGAGTAGTTGCCAAGCCATCTGTTGAAGGTGACTTTGGGGCTATTACTGGTTATGTAGATACTAGCGTATTAGCCGGAGCTACATCGAGCATCTCTGCTGACACAGCCGGTAGTGCAGCAAATGCTAAAAAGCTTGCTGAGTCAAATCTAACCGCCCAAGTTAGAGCTAAGAATGAGGAGTTGTACCAAAAGCGATTAGCTGAGGCACAACGAAATCAGACTATCCGTGTTCGCAAGATGAACGAGGATATTAAGAAACTCGATCTTGAACGCACAGGCGATCGCTTGCAATTACTTAAAGCTGAAGCTGAAGCGCAAAAGGCGCAGATTGATGATAACGTCCGTGAGTACACAAAAGCGGTAGGTGATAAGGAACTCGCTGAAAAGAAAGCTCAGGCGGAGCGCCTAAAATTGGCGTCTGATACCGAGCAGAAAATCAGAGAGTTAGCGTACACACAAACGAGTGAAACCGTTGACCACTTAACCAATATGGTTACTCTTGGTCGCTTATCTCGCACTGATGCGGATGCACTGCTTGCTGAAGAATTAAAGACCTATATTGACTATGCACGTAGTGAAGTCAATGAGGCCCAGTTAACAGCTACGCAAAGACTACAAATTGAAAAGAACCTACTAGAGTCTCAGCAGAAGTTATGGGAGCTTGCTGGGAGAAGTCTTAAAACGAGCCTACAAGAAGCCGCGCGCCAATATAAGCAAGAGACTACCAATTATGCTGATTTAGCAAAGTCTACTTTTGACAGTACGATGAGCTCTATCAATTCAGCATGGACAAATAATCTCGAGGCTATGGCAACAGGAACGAAATCATTTAGTAAAGGCATTAAGGACATATTCAAGGATATGACGAACGCTATTATTAAGATGATGATTCAGTTAACGTTCCAGCAATATGTCATGCCTAAGTTGCAAGGATTATTTGGTGGTGCAGTAAGTGGTATTGGCTCATTAGGTGCTGCAAAAGGGACATCGTCCTTTGCCGGTGGTAGTTCGTTTAGTTCTGCATTTACAGGAAATCGATTCGCTGCCGGAGGAAAAACGAATCCAGGGCTTATGTTGGTTGGCGAAAACGGACCGGAATTATTACAATCCTCTGGATCACATCGCATTTATACTGCAAGCGAAACCCGCCGTTTAGTAGGTGGCGGAGCTGCAAGTAACAACGTAGTTGTTAATATTGTCAATCAGTCTGGTCAAGAACTCGAAAGCAAGCAACAGAACTCTCGGTTTGATGGTGAGAATTATGTTATCGATGTAGTAGTTCGTGCTATGGAATCAAACAAAGGAGGTATGCGTGACGCCATCAAGGCATCCGCAGTATAACTATGGCAGTATTTCCAGATATTCGATGGCCGATATACCCAATTCAGGAGACTACTCCAGATATTTCGTATAAAGGCCAAGTTGAAAACATGACGCTAATCACCAGGAAGAAGACGACAAAGACCCGGCGGACATATTCCGTAGGGTACAAGTTGCCAACAGCTGATTACTATAAACTTCGGTCATTCTTCGATGAAGTCAACTGTTCCGGTATTTTTGATTGGATACATCCCGAAACTCGTGAAACACTTCAAGTGCGATTTGCCGATCAGTTAGATTTTGCGGCGAATGACTACGGGGTGTGGTCAGGGTCCATTAAATTACAGGAGGTTTGATATGTTACCATTGTCAACCGCATCGATGATTGAGAAAAACCAAATCAGCGCTACCGGTGTGTGGCTCATGTTGTTAGATATTACTTACAACAACGAAACGGTTCGACTCGTCAATAATACGGAGAACATCCAATTTAAGGGGAATACATATATAGCCTTTCCTTTCCATTTAGCAGATGTAAATAAGAACCAAACGGATTTACCAAACGTAAAATTATCGGTGTCTAATGTAACTCGGACTATCCAACGCATGGCTGAAACTAACAAAGGGTTCACTGGTGCAGATGTAATCATCCGTGTTGTGAATACGTCAATCCCAGATGTGTGCGAACTAGAGGAACATTTTGTGATTACAGGCGCGCAGGCTAATGCGGAGTGGGTGGAATTCACCCTTGGCACAGACTTTAGCTTTAATCGCCGATTTCCATTAATTCGCGTGATGAAAGACTTTTGTCCTTTTAAATTTAAAGGTATTCAATGCGGATATAAAGGCGATGCTGGCGAATGTAATAAGACACTAGCACGGTGCCGAGAACTTGGCAATAGCACAAGGTTCGGCGGGGAGCCTACAATCCCGCAAGGAGGCTTGTATGCATCTAACAAATGATTTTACTGATTTACTAGGTACGCCTTTTAAGCAGATGAAATGCTGGGATTTGGTGGCGGAGGTATACAAACGCTCCGGCATCGAATTGCCAAACTACACAGATGTAAAAATGGGGGATTGGCGAGAAATTCGCGAACCTGGTGAAATGAATGTCCTCGTATTTGCGCTCTATGGCTCAGAACTCGACCATGCAGGGGTTTACCTAGGCGGCGGAAAATTCATTCACGCAACACAGAAATCGGGAGTGTGCATTGAACACATCTCAAAATACGTACCTCGATTAAGGCATATATACAAGTGGAAAGGAGACACGAATGGTTAATGCAATCATCGTCAAGAATCCGTTTAAACCGGAACAACATGAAACTCAATATATGCCGTTCAAAAAAGGTAAGCCGGTGAGCCATTATCATAAAGCACCAGGTGAATGGGTGTACTCCATTAATGGTCATGAGGTAACTCTTGATACCACTGTTAATGACGAGGACTATATCGTTGTTATGCCTAAAATTGAAGGTAAATTCTTCGGAGTGTTGCTATCAATCGGGATGGCGGTATTTACAGGCGGCATTGCTTCAGGTGCTATTTTTGGCATTCAAAGCCTAATCTGGCGAACAGTCCTATCAATGGCTATTGGCATGATTGGTAACGCTGTTATATCTAAATTAACAGCGCCTAAAGTAGACCGCTCTAATTCTGAGCAGTCGACCACATATGGTTGGGGTGGTACTAAAACCGTAACTGGCCAAGGGTATCCTCTTGCGGTAACCTATGGCCGCATGAAATCAGCGGGCATGTTATTATCTCGTCACGTAATTAGTGACGGCGAGAAGCAGTACCTCAACTTGCTGTATTGCGCAGGAGAGGGCGAGCTATCTAAGATTGAGGATATTCGTATTAACTCTAACCCTATATCCAATTACAAAGATGTACAAGTTGATATCAGACTTGGTACAAATGATCAAACTGTAATTCCTAATTTCAACGATAACTTTGCGGACCAGGGTTTGAACTATGAACTCAAAAGCGAGTGGAGTGTACAACAAGTACAGGGTGACGCTTGCGATGCCATTGAGCTAACAATCGGATTCCCTAACGGGTTGTACTATTCTAATGACAGTGGCGGTATGGATAAAACCTCTGTCACCGTAGATGCTGAAATACGCAAAGTAGGAACGCAAGAATGGCAGTCTTTGCCTTTGTCTAATAATAAAGGGCTTTCGTCTCACGTGAAAAAAGAGCCTAAGCGGTGGTTTTTTGTTGATAGAGATAATAAGAAGATTGCTAACTCAAATTACACAGGATATATAAGGGAGGCTACAAATTCCGCATTTTATCGTGTATTTAGGTTTGACAATCTTGATAAGGCAAAGTACGAGGTACGAATGAGATGTGCGGCCAAGGATGGTACAAGCCTACGTCACGTTAATAAAGTGTACTGGTCACAGTTAACACAGATTATATATGACGATTTCGTGCATCCTGGTAAAGCACTTATAGGGATTAAGGCTTTGGCCACATCTCAATTAAGTGGTTCTGATCCAGATGTGTCCTGGATTCAGGAGCGCAGTAAAGTATGGGTGTTTAATCCGTACAATAACCAATACGAAGAAAAGCCAGCAGATAATCCGGCATGGGCTGCATATGACCTATTGCATATCTGTCGTAAGATTGGCAGTGAATATGTAGTATTTGGCCAGTCATATGGACGTATCGATTATGATGCGTTTAACGCCTGGGCTGAAAAGTGTACGTTAAATAAATTCACGTTTAACTATATCTTTGATACCGCAACTCGCCTATGGGACGCACTTAAATATCCTGAAGCGGTAGGGCGTGGTAAGGTTATTCCTGCAGGAACACGGTTCACCTGCGTAAGTGATTATCAATCCTCGCCGGTGCAGCTATTTACAGTGGCCAACATCAAATATGGTAGTTTTACCGAAGAATTCCAGGGTGTAGAGGCCAGGGCCAATTCGATTGAACTATCTTTTATTAACAAAGATAAGGATTATGAGCGTGATGTGATTCCGGTGTACGGTGATACATACGACGAATCTAACTCACTCACTAATCCTGCTCAAATCGAGCTAATGGGTTGTACTAGCCTGGAACAGGCATATCGACATGGTAAGCACTATCTCAGATGTAACAAGTACGAAATTCGTACTGTTACGTTTGAGGCGTTCACCGATGCGATTGCTTGTACAGTAGGTGATATTATCCTCGTGCAGCACGATGTCCCTGAATGGGGCGAAGGCGGCCGAGTGGTTGCCGTTAATGGGCAGACGATTACGCTTGATAAGGAAGTTACAACTCAACCAGGAAAGCAGTACCAGTTATTAGTGCGTAGCAATACAACTGATGCGGTATCAACATATAACGTCGTTAATGTATCCGGCTTGAATGTTATTGTACAAGAGACAATACCAGTGCAAAAGGACTGCATATATGCGTTTGGTGAGATATCTAAAGCGGCCAAACCGTTTAGAGTCCTTGCCATTACTGAAGGTCACTCTGAAATGACTCGCAAAATCCAATGTATGGAATACTACCCTGAATTGTACGCTGCAGATGACGGGCACATCCCAACAATCAATTACGCTAATCACAGCGCCTCTGACATCCAAGATATCGGACTCGTGAGCGACGTATACGGTGCAAACGGTATTATGTATTCTCGCATAGCCGTATCGTGGCAATTACCGCGCGACGGTAAAGTGACAAACGTAGTCGTGAATTACAGGAATACGAAAAGCGATACCTGGACATATGTTGGGAATTTCCCTTCTTCAGCAAATGGCACTACGATTACAGATATATTGTTAGGTGCTAATTACGAGGTGCGTGTACAAGCTATTAATGATTTAGGACAGCTTACTACAGGTGTTACCAAATCGATTAACATACCCAAAATGCAAGCACCGGAGGATGTGCAAAATTTGCACGTACTCAGTCGATACAATCAGACTGCAGATAAGAGTGTGTACTATGATTTGCAAGTGCTATTTGACCCGCCTAGTAATCCGGCTAACTTCGATGTAGCTGAAGTGTGGTATATGCTAACCGCTAAAAGCGGGAAGCCTGTATCCGGCCAAGAATGGCAATATGCGGGAAGTAGTACAAGCCAAGTGATCATTAAAGCATTGGGGCCAGGTGAGACGTATCGAATTAAAGCTGTATCCGTTGACCGATTTGGCAACCGGGCGGAAACTGCTCAAATGGTTGATGTCGAAGTCAAGCCTATGGATGCTATTCCTGATATGCCTAAGAACTTCACTATTTCATTCACCCGTGAGGCAAAGGCGAAATGGGACGAAGTACTTAACGCTGATGTAGATTATTACGAGTTACGCACCGACAATAATCCAGGCAACGACTCTACAGCATTACTTGCAAGGGTAAAAGGTACTACTGCAACGCTCACGTTAACCAAACGTGCGGATACAGTATATCTATTTGCTAGGAGTACACTCGGCAAGTATTCAACACCTGCTCGGTATGAATACAATTTACCTCAACTCGACAAACCTGAAGTCGTAGCCAAGAGTACGATTAATGGCATCAACTTATACTTCTCTGCGAAGCCAGCGCAAGCCTATGCAATCAGATGCCACGTTATAGGCGATACCAGGACGGATGATTTGGAAACGACAAGTACTATGCTTACGTATTCCAATGAGCCAGGTGCGTACACAGTCCGATGTGCATTCGTCGATGTGTTTGGAGAGGGTAAACTCGATGAGCAAATGGTGACAATTAAGGCTACCATTCCTAAGGAAATGTTAGACCGAGAGGCACTAGGGCTAGCCGAGTTCGATAAACGCGTTAACGAGTTGAGTTCGGAGTTCAATAAAGTCTCAAATGAGTACAGCACTAAAGTCCAAAACCTTGCTGAGGATGTAGAAAGCCGTTTTACGCAGCTTGATAACGGTATTGAACTTAAAGTTACAAAGGGTCTTAAAGCACTTGATGGAGCGGCTATTCTTTCAAGAATAAACCTTTATGAAGGTGGCGTTAAGATTGATGGTAAATTAATTCATATTACTGGCGATACTCTTATAGATGGAAACATTATAACGAATAGGATGTTGCAGGCGAATTCCATATCTGCAGATAAATTGAAAGTGGATAGTTTATCTGCTCTATCTGCATATATAGGTGGCACGCTTCGATTGGTAGGTACGGAAATTGAAAACGAGTCAGGCACCTTTAAAGTAGATGCACAAGGTAATATTAAAGGCGCCAATATTACGGGGTCCCGAATTGATGCCAATAGCGTATTCGCTGAAGGGCAACAATTAAAGCCGTCTTTCGTAAAACGAATCGACGTTACTAGCGGTGACAAAATCGAGATACCATCTGGATATTCATGGGATAAGACTTTAATCTTCCTACGTTGGGTATCTGATCCAATGGAACAAGGTTGGTATGAATACTCTGGTACGTATATGTCTCAAACTGAAATCAACGCAATCCAACAGATTGCGCAAGAGCGTTTTAAAATGACGCTCAACATGAGGAATCGTTGGAGCATGAACGGCTTCGGAGGGGATTTACTTAACGGAAATACTACTGGCAAAAATGAAGATATAGCATCCAAAAACGGAGGACGGTTTATATCATTCAACCAAGGTCGTCCTGTATATGGTGTCGTCCAATATTCTGGCGTAGTTGATAATCCACCTCCAGTATTTAGAGTTACGACTAGCGAAGGTCCTGGTGTTAAAAATAAACCTGCTGAAATTTATGGCTTGGGCATAACTGAAAAAGGCTATTTCTATTATGGTAAATTATCAGCACGTAAAGGCGGTTGGGGCCGTGCCGGAATAACGATAATGTCGTTCTGGTAATGAGGAGGTGCATATATGAAGGAATACGATTTTGACCTACATGTGGGTCAAGACTACGGGCTAACCTACGTTATCGAAGGCGGTGAGTCCTATGATGGATATACTGCCATCATGAAAGTTAGGCGAAAGCCTGACACAAATGAGGTGTTATCCGTTAATGGAGTGATAGAGAATAACCGTATCACATTCCGTATTAACGGTAATGACACAGTTAGTAAGGTGGACGCTAAAGGAATTCATCAATATGATGCGTTCATTTACAACGATGAACATAGCTTAAAATTAGGGTTCGGCGAAGTCAATATCATTCAAGATATTGCACGTCATTAGAAAGGGGATTATATCATGGCACAAGAATTAAATATTAATTTAACAGGTTTGAATTTACCTCCAATTAGATTAGATGGACCGCCCGGAAAGAGTGCCTATGAGTTATGGCTAGAAGCAGGGAACACAGGAACTCAAGAGGATTTTCTCAATTCGTTGAAAGGTACTAATGGTAGTCCTGGTTTGCCTGGTAAAGATGCAACAGCTGATGGTGCATATGAAATGTTATTAGGCTTGAATGTTTATTGTGAGAATGCAACTCCTAATGAAGTATTGAAAGGTCTTATCCGGGGATTAGGCGATGTCATTAAAAAGCAACCTAAGCCATTTAACTTCAAACGACCTACACAAGGGCAAACCTATATCAGTGTATCTGGAACACCGTACTTCAGAGCAGCATTGCTTGGTCGAGGATTTGCTGCAGCAGTTAGCCTGGGCGAAAATGGCGTTGCCCAAATTCCTTTAGATGAACCATTTAATACTAAAGATGTTGAGCTAGAATACTTCAACATGTTAGGAAATATTGTAGGAACATATCGTGTATCTGGCTATGCATCCGGCGAGGTTACAGGCCCTGATTTTGGGGCATTTATTAAAGATATTCCATTAACAACTTCGTCTTATGGCGTTACTGTCGCAGGCATCGGAAAAGTTTACGAAAAGGGCGTTAAAGTTATTCCGACTACTTTAGAATCAACTAACAAGTTCCATTTAGAGGATATGTTCAAAGACATGACCGAAAAAATTTGTGAATATAAAAAAGTTGAATTTGTAGAACTTGATTTAACACAATTGCCAAACAATCCCGCTAAAGGTGGTAACATCCCAGAAGTGTGCAAGAATTTAAGTAAATTGGTTAATAGCGGTAACAATACAATTGTTAAGGTTAATCGTGGACAGGTAATTACTGTTTCTGAAGACCCAATGACACCAAATCAAACAGGGGTGGCGACTTCTATCAAGTTTACAGGTGTAGGTAATAAGAAAATTAAATTCAACGGCTCCGAACTTATCACTATGGAACAAGGTGCTGAATATGAATATGTGTTTGCTAACGACACAATTAATAAAGTAGGTTAATTTCCTATAGGATAAGAAAGGAGTTAATGAATGGACGAAATCAGAATACTACTGATAGAGGCAGGTATTCCTCCTTATTTTGCGGACATTGGATTCTGGGTGACCCTCTTAGGGGTCATCTGGGCCGCCCTTAGGGGCTCGTTTCGTGCGATGGTGTGGTTCTTAGAACATACCTCGCTAGTTGCGGTTAAGCAAGAATTAGATGACCATTTGGCTCGACGCATGGATAAACAGCGTAAAGATTATGATGATAAGTTATCTGACGCTATCAATAGTATCGCTGATTTAACAAAAAGTAATCAGGAAATACTAAAGCAATTGGTCAAGTTGGAAGAGCGAGATGCAGCGAAGTTTCATAGGCTTAACAACCTAGAAACCACAGTTCAGAGTCTGAGTACTGAATTGATGCATATCCAAGTCCTAAACAATATGCCAATAGGAAGAAGTATCACGCTCAGTACCGATGATATAGGAGGTGACTGATAATGAAATATCAAATCATGAACCGACTGAAATCAGCATATGGTGCTGTTCGTGTTGCTAATATTAGACCTACTGGAGTACTGGCGACACGGATTCTAGTACTTGTTATGCTAATTCCTATTTGGCTAGTCATAACAGAGTATGTTATGGCGTTTGCTAGGGGATATGTATCAAGTGAAACTAATAAGCTGATTGATGTTGGGCTCAATATTATTGACCACATATTCATTCCTAGTGTATTGACAGCCGTAGTAGGCTTCTTAGGACTTTGGTTGGATAGAAACAATAATGGTGTTCCTGATAAATTAGAAGGAGGTAGTAGTAATGACGAAAATATTTATAAATCCAGGTCATGATATTGACCTGGACTCTGGAGCAGTAAATCCTAACACAGGACGTCGTGAATGCGACGTTGCTCGTGATGCGGGTAAGTTATTGGCTTGTTATTTACAAACTGCAGGATGTGAAGTTAGAACTTTACAAAATGATGATTTAGGTCTTGTGTGTGAAACGTCTAACGAATGGGGAGCGGATATATTCGTATCGCTCCATTGTAACGCTTTTAATACGCAAGCTCGTGGCACAGAAACTTTGTATAAGTCATTTAATGGGCAACGGTTAGCAAACGACATTCAAAGTCAAATTATCCGTAGCATTAATACGGTTGATCGGGGCGTAAAAGAACGGCAAGATTTATGGGTGCTAAATGGCACGGATGCAACAGCCGTGTTAGTTGAAATGGCTTTTATAGATAATGATGAAGACCTAGCACTACTTAACAATGATTTAGACACTATAGTGCGTGCTATCGCAAGGGGCATTACTGATTACGCAACAGGAGGGGAATAATGTATGACAAAATCAAAGTACTACTTGATAACCCTATTTACCGCTATATTATTATCGGTGGTATTGGGTTCATCCTCATCCTTTGCATCGGATACATATTCTACCAACCAAACGGAAGCAACTATCAGCGTGCCCGTGAGTCAGTGGAACGAATTGAAAAGCAACAACGAGAAAGCATTAAGCTTAATCGAGACATCCAATCTTCCATTGACAGAAGCACAGAGCTTAGTCATGAAGCAAAAGGAAGAGTTGAGCAAAGCACACGATACAATCTTGACATTGGAAACCGAATTAATGAAAGCCAAAATGCTATCAATGAAGCAAGAAGTTACCTTGTCAGAAATGTCGAGCTCTATAGACGAATTGAAGAATAAAATAGAGAACGACAAGAAAACAATCAAGCGACTACGAATGCAACGCAACCTATCCCAAATACTGGGAGCGGGTGCGACAATCGGAGTAGTAATTCATCGATGACTGAGAGGTGATCCATACATCTCCTGAGCATGAGCAGGTGGACTCATGGATTGTCTGTAATAATGCAAAAGACCTTACTGGGAATATATCCTGGTAAGGTCTTTTTTTGTTTATAAGTAGTAATTGCAGATAAGATAAAATTATGGTGTAATTAGGGTAATAATAGGAGGTGGGAGTAATGCTAAAAGTATTTAATAAAGACCCACATTTTATGAGGGATGCGGTAAAAGTAGACAACTATGCCGATGCATGGGATATAATATGCTCAATGCAACAGAGGCTAGGGAAAGGCATACTTCTTGTTGGCAGAGAGACATGGGAGGACCTTAGATTGGCCGAGCATTTCCCAGATTTTGTTTGGGCAGACGATGTAAAGGCGGTATATGTTAATAGTGATAAAACTTTAATAATTGCTGCTCCGTCAAAGTATAACCGAGCCAACGTTTTAAAGCTCATTAAGTTCTTTGGGCTCCACTATTCTATCCGAGAAATATAAATGTATATATGACATCATTTTGACATCAAGTTATGTAAAAATATAGTGAAATATAAATAGATACGTAAGTAACAAAGTTAGGTGATTACTGTATTTATAAGTTTTATGCATGAACTTTAAATGCCACGCCATCTTGAGGGGGTGGTGAGCTAACGCTCGTGCGGGTTCAAGTCCCG